TAAAGAATTAGAGAAATGGTTGGAGAGTATAAAAAATGTGGCAATCAAAACAAATAAAACGTGGGCTTTTAAGCTTGGAATTAATCAGTCTGCTGCTATCACATGTGTTAAACCAAGTGGTACTGTATCTCAGCTTGTCGATTCTGCTTCTGGCATCCATCCTCGCTTTTCTGAGCATTACATTCGAAGAGTACGTTCGGATAAAAAAGATCCGCTTGCGATCTTTATGGCAGACAAAGGATTCCCAGTAGAACAAGACGTAATGAGTGAAGCTTCTCTTGTGTTTGGTTTTCCGGTGAAGGCTCCTAAGAATGCTATTACTGTCTCAGCAGTCGGGGCAATGCAGCAGCTAGAGCTTTGGAAGACTTATCAGAATCACTGGTGCGAACATAAACCAAGCATCACGGTCTACTATACTGACGATGAGTTTCTACAAGTGGCTCAGTGGATCTGGGATAACTTTGACTTGTGCAGTGGGATTAGTCTTCTTCCTTTCAGCGATCATATATATCAGCAAGCGCCGTATGAAACTATAGACGCTAGTAGGTATAAAGAGTTGTTGAGCGAGATGCCTAAGAATATAAACTGGTCTGATCTTGTTGACTACGAACAAGAGGATAACACCACAGGCTCACAAGAGCTTGCGTGTGTTGGAGGGGCTTGCGAAATAGTTTAGTATGACTATCTTACAAAAAACTCACATACAGCCGGTTACCCCTACTACAAGTAGTCTATATTGGGTGTGGGAAAAAGAACTCACTCCAGAGTTGTGCCAAGACATCATTGGTCGTGCTGGCGGTGATTTTGAAAAGGGAAGACTAATTAGTCCTGAAGATATAGAAACTTACAATGCTTGGGAGCTTTCTGTAAAGGACGATTTTGATGGTGATAAGGATGGCGATGCGGATTTAATTTGGCGCAATAAAAAAAATGGCACTGATGATAACGTCAGGGAGACCAACATTCATTTCAACGATGACGATGACTTGTTCGACATAGTATTTAAATATATGCCAATTGCAAACAAAAACGCTGGATGGAACTTTCAGGTAGACGGCGCAGAAAATTTTCAGATAGCACAGTTTCCTGAAGGCGGGCATTACGATTGGCACATTGATGGATTAGGAGTAGGCTCCATTCACGAACCACAAAACAAAATAAGAAATAATAAGACACGCAAGATATCATTAGTGTTGTGGTTAAACGAAGGCTTTGAAGGAGGAGATTTTGAATTCCATAAAGGTTACATGAAGAATAATGTCATTAAACCAACGCAAGGCACTATCATTATGTTCCCATCGTGGGCAATGCATAGAGTAACGCCGGTAACAAAAGGCACAAGATATTCATTAGTAACATGGTTTTTAGGAAAACCTATGCAGTGAAACAACAAGAGCATAAAAGGAGTAACTATGACAAAGAAATCAACAGAAGCTAATCTATTAGGCTTTAAAATACTTATAGATAGCAAGGGTTGTCTCGTTACTGAGATGTCTGGAGTGCGTGAGAAGGACTTACCTAAAGCTTTTTCAGGAGCTGACCTACGTTTGATGCGGCAAATACAAAGGCTCTTGCGTCCTAAGATACAAGAGCTACATAAGTTTTTAGAAGACGAGATTAGTGCGCTTAACCATCCGGCTTAGGCGGCTTCTTTCTACCGGCTAAAAAATCAAGGATCTCTTGTGTTTGTTTAGAGATAGCAGCTTCCTGATCCTTTAAAGTCTTCCGCTCAAACTTTATCTTATGGCTCTGCTGCGTTGTTTCCTCACTCACCGGGGATGTCTTCTCGATAGTCGTCATAAAAATCCCAACATTCTTTACGGCTTGTAAAACTTTCTTCAGTTTCTCCTGCTAGTGAAGCCTTGCAATAAGCGTTTATCTTCTCGTTCCCCGGCTCAAAGATAAAGAGAGTTAGTAGGAATGATGTAACGAGTATTATGTCCATGTAGTTATTGCTTCCTTGTAGTTGTTTACCATTTAGATTTGTTAGCCCAGTAAGCTGCCGACATCTTTCCTTTCTTTATGTTCTTTGCGTGTCTAGCTTTAAAGCTTTTGCGCTTCGCCTTCATCCTATCGGACTCTCCTGCCTTTGGCTTTCCTGCCGTTGAAGCTCCTTGTTCACCAAAGCGAATTAGTTTTAGAGTGTGTCCTTCTTGCGCTAGAACCATGTGAGATTTCTTGGCGTGTTTCGGAGTACGCTTAGGCTTGTTAACACCAGCCAAGTTGTGCTTCTTTATGAGGTTAGCCTTCCTTGTTTCGTGGGCCATTCTTAACTCCTATACGTTTTAGCTTTCTTTTTTGCTGTAGCAGATAAGTCTTTCAAGTGAAATAGTTTTACACTAGTTTTAGTGTGTCCCTTTCCGCTGTGAAGAGTGCCATCAGCCATCTTGTGTGAGTTACCTGCAAACAAAGTCCCATCTTTCTTGTAGTGTTTAACGCCTTTCATTTGTATCCACCTCCTGCTTTCTCTTATAAAGTATTTAGTCAAACAACTCAGTGTCTTTATCTACCATCTTAGGCAAACAGTAAGCCGATATGTTTTCTTGCCACTTGTAGGGTTGTCTATCCGCTGTTGTTTCTCCCCGCTCAATGCCATTTGCAAAAACATTACAGCGGTAGATGTCTTTAAACAACATGTCTTCTGACGTTACTGTTTCACCGTTAACAACGACTACAAGGAGAAACACCATCAACATTAAATTCCATACTCTCTCAAAAAGTCCTGTTCAACAGTGCGCTCTGTCATTTCTTTTTCTATTAAAGCAGCATGACCCTGCCAGCGCCCGTAGACTTCTCTTCGCACAGAAGCAGAAGAGCGTCTATATTCTGCGTCAGTGGTTGTAAGATAGTCTTGAAGATCATTTAAACTATAGGAAGCAACATTATTTATTTTAAAATCGATCATCATTAACCCTACCCTTGTTTGTACATCCATATTCCAGCAAACAAAAACACCATGAAAAATACCCATGCAAAAACTGCTGTGCCTACTAGCTTCATAGTTTTTTTAAACTCAGCTCTGCGTTTTTTAATAATCCGAAGCTCTTTTTCATGAGCATATTTACTTTCCTCCATCCTCATTTTGATAGATTTGTACAAATCACCTTGACCTTGCATCAAACATATGTCTTGTAATTGTCTATCAAAATTTTTAAGCTGGCGCTTCGCCCCTTCTAAAGCTAAAGCATCTTTATATCCCATCTTTCCGGCTTTGGCTTTCTCAACGTCATTGTATTGTTCACTAGCGTCTGCCCACTTTCCGCATATGCTTTCGAGGTTAGCGCCAGATTCTTTGACGGTCTTGATGCCGTCGTTTAAAGCTTTAAGCGCCGATAAAACTGCTACGACTTCTCCAATCATTTCTCGCGGCTCACCTTCTTGATCTTCTCTGCGCTACGCATAGCGCCTAGCCCTAACATACCCATCAGTACAGGCATCATAGTAGCTGTGTCAATGAGCGGGATGGTTACAGTAGAGTCCACTAGAGCTAATATAAAATTAGAGATAGGGATAACAATAAAGTTACCTGCCATACCTAACACACAGACCCAACCAACTGCTGGCCTCCAACCACTAACAAAGATAGAGCTAGAAGAAGCCTCAATCTTATTTACTTCTAGTTGGCCCTTGGCTAACTCTTGTGCATGGCGATCTGCCATCGTGCTAATCTCATGGGCTAGAGCATTCTTAGCATCTTTGTCTTCTATAAATTTATCAAGTAGTCCTGTTACTGGGCCTATCAATGCTTGCAACATAGTCATCTTCTTCCTTGTGTTGTGGGACTTCATCTTCGTCTAGTTCTTCTATGCCATCCCAGTTTAAATCTTGTTGAGCTGCTAGAGTGTTGAGGTATCCTTTGCTAGTTGACATATCAGTAGTTCCAGATAACAGAACCTGTTTGCCTGTCGTCTATATGTATAAAAGTTTTAGCAATGCCAACGCCTCTAAAGCCCATCAACAAAGCTTTTTCTACTATCTTGTACCGTTGAAAACCTCCAGAGACTTTAATGTCAGCCGCAATTCCTTGGGCGTGTGTACCCGGAGAAGTTTTTTTCTTTTCTATGCTGTGGTCTTTGCTCCTGTACCCGCTAGTAATAACAAACGGAAAGTCACAAGCTTCTCTAAGCTCATCTAGTCTGTGTATAAAAGCAACGTCCATGAGATTGTCGCCGGTTTCTTGGCAGTTAAAGTCTTCTAGTTTAAAGTATTTAAAGTCTGACATTAGTTTCTAGCCCTTCTAAGTGTGTTGAGTACTCTGCCGCCGTTGTTATAAGCTTTACGTTTCATTAAACCTCCAGCGTAGAACTGAGGAAGACCCCTGAGTATGTCTGCTTTCATTTCTGGTGTTAGTCTAAACTTACGAGCATATTCGCTCTTAGTGTTTTGTACTTTTTCTCCATAACCGGGAGCTATTACTGCTTTTCCTTCGGCGCTTCCAATTTTTTTAGAACCAAAGTTATTTAAAATCCCCGGCAGTATTACGTCATAGTTTCTTAACATAGCTGTAGGATTTTTTAAATACCTAGATCCTTCTGGATTTTCTGGAGAGTTAAATACGTCCGGGTATCTTCTAATTTGTTCTTTCCCTGTCGGTATAATTATAGTGTCATAGTCGCCTTTTGCTGCTTCAATTAAAACTCTTTTCATTCCTAAGTGTCTCCAACTACCTCCTCGTTTTCCTTCAGATTTAAAAGGCATATCAGGAACAGGGCCAGCTTCAAGGTCTTCTGCATTAAACTCTTCACCTAAATCTCTTTGTTGAATTCTTATAGCATTTTGTTGTTCTCTATATGAGTCTATTGCGTCTGTTATGTTTTCCCATTCAATAGAATCTTCATCAAGATCATCTATCTCAGCAGCTTCTTCTAGTGTATCTATCTCGTCTTCTAGTGCGTCCCATTCATATTCTAAGTCATTTAATTGCTCGTCACGTTCATCTGCGGTTAGTTCGGAAGATTCATCTAAGTCAGTTGTGTCTTTCTTTTTGTTTGTATAGCCTCGTTTTGTTCCTGCCATGTGTACATCACTTTGAAGCTCTTCTAATACAAGAGTTTTATTTTCTGTTGTGGCTTGGTTTTTTCCTGAGTGAAAGTCTAGTGCTTTTGCTATTTCATCATCTGTATATTTTTCTAATTTATTATCTAATCTTGCGCTTCTAAACAAGCTAATAGCATCCGACAGTGTAATAATATCTTTAAAATAACTCTCGCCTAATCTGCCTTTCCCTTCAGTTTGTCTTAATAATTTTACAAGTTCTATGTCAGCATCAAGTTCACGGGTATCTAAATCAGAAAGACGAAGATGGGCTATAGGATTATCAATGTCAGAAAAATGACTTTCATTATAAGCACCAGCGGGTGTCTCTTTGTTTTTAGGTAAAGTTAAAAGAATAGTTCTATAATTTTCAGTATCCTTTACTCCTCGAAATGTATATGATTTATACGCGCCTTCGCTAAGTTGAGTTTCTTCAACGTCTAAACGGTTATCTTTTAAAAACTTAGTAACTTGGTTTCTAGTTATATTTTGTTTGCCTTTAAACTTTTCAATAAAACCTGTCCACTCTAGTTCTTCTTGTTTAACTCCTCCTTTTTTAAAAGCTTTTATAAATTGATCGTAGCTTTTACCTTCATTCCCTGAACCAAGAGTTGTTTCCTTAGCTACTTTTTCAGCAAGGCTATAGAAACCTGCGGGGTTTTTGTCAGAAAAAGTTACGCCATCTTTCTCCATCTCTGCGCCATAGCCCCAACGATCTAGTTTTTTGGAGTTATATCCTGCTTCTGTGAGAGCGTCAGCAACTTTGTTTTGGAAATAAAGTTCTCTAATTTTCTTTGGAAGCTCTTCAGAAAGAGTGCTATAACTCTTATCGCTATATTCTATAGCTTCATTTAAAAGATTAGATTTTTGTAATATCTTTTGTATATCTTTGTTGCTTGTTAAAAGATCATCAAGCCCTACAATACCCCGATCTAAAGAGTTTCGCGACCATCCTTGTATTCGGTCTTGTTTACGCAACCTTTGAAAATCAAGACTAGATATTGAAGGATCAGTAGAGCTAAATGTTCTAATTGCGTACTCTTTAGTAAGCGCTTCAATACCTTCGTCAGATAAATTTTCAGTATTATTGTTTATATAAATTCTAAACATCTTCACAATTTCTGCAAACTCTGGACTAGCCATTGCACTATCTCTTTGGGCTATAGAACTTTTAGAACCTTCTTGGACTCGTACTCGTTTATATTCACTGCTAAGGTTGCCAAGACTGTTAGGCATGACAGACTCTAAAGCTTTTAAAGGATCAACAGAAGGTTGTAGCTTTTGGATTTTTTCTAAAGAGCTTATTTTAGTTTCAGACACTCCTAAAACTCTTCTTGCTTTATCCCAAAGTTTCTTTTGTTTATCTATATCTTGATTAGTCATTGCTTCAACCCACTCAGGAATCTTTTCAAGTTCAGCAATAGAACGGAAGTCATCGCCTTCTAAGTTGTTGTCAATTAAAGCGCCTACATATTCATTAAAGTCAGGAGTGTCTGGATTTATGCCTATATCAACTACTTGTCTATCAATGTTAGCAACAGCAACATCTATTGTTTCTCTGTTAAAAAGGTTGTCAACTTTATTAGAAAGTGTTTCGGCTAATGCTGTGGCTCCTTTTTTTGCAATGCCACCTAGAATATACTTCTGCCGTTGTGCCATGCCTCCTTCACTCATCATAACTTTTAAAGGATCTGTTTCATCCATAAAAGCAGAACCAGCTTGTTGGTTATAAGGCTGACCTGTTACTTTGTCTATGCGTTCGTCAGGCTCAGCCGGTGCATTAGGCACAGTAACTTCACCTCCTTTGTTATATCCATATCCAAAACCAGTTGCTTTTGTGACTGGGTTTTTTACTAAGAAGTCACTAATTTTTGCTTGCATTTCTTTTAAAGCTTCTTTATAGTCATGTACAGCATATCTGCCATCAACATCAAGAGGCGTGTTGTCTGAGATTGTATCAATCAAGTCTGCACCTTTATAAGTACCGCTAATCAAAGGAACTTTTCCTCCAAGTACAGGTATAAGTCCCTGTTGATAAAGCTTTTGTGCGTCTGATCCAATAGGGCCAAAAGGTAATGCAAAGTAAGGTGCAGAGTTTTTAACGTACTCAGAAGAATTTCTAGCTCTTTGTATACTATCTAAAAGTATACCGTTACCGCCCCATCGAGTTAGAGCGTCCAAATGAATCTCACCCCATGTTCTATTTCTTTCACTTTTACCGTTACTTCTCCAGTAGTTAGTTGCTCTAGCCATTTCTGTCATAATTACACCAGTAGTAAGCGTCCTAACAGTATTGCGTACTGGATCTTTTATCATTGCTTTAGCAGCACCTTTTAAAACGGTGTTAGTAAACGCTACTGGATATCCTAAAAGTTGAAAAGCAATAGCGGTTTTAGGATTAGAATATAATAGTGGTTTTAGTCCTGACATTGCTGTAGGTTGTAGCACAACAGAGTTTGCGTAACGTGCAGCGCCTCCTAAAATACTTTTTTTATAAAAACTATCGGCTGCTTTAGCTCCTCCATCGAGCCATTTAAGACCTTCTTTATAATCAATACCTAGTTCAGCCAACTCTCCTGCGCGTGTTTTAAAACGCTTACTTGACTCGTCACCACCATAAGATGCCAACACTTTTAAATTATCTGTTATAAGATTTTTACCTGACGCATAGGATGTTGTTTGAACAAACTTAGTCCATTGGTCTAGCAGAGTTAACCTAAAAAACTGATTGCTTTTTTTTTGCATCCACTCATTCATTAGGTCATCGCCAGCAAGACGGTTACCCTGTTGAGCCATTGCTTGATCCATTGCAATGCTGTACTGGCGCATTTCAGAAAAAGCTTCTTTAGCTGTGAGGCCGTGGTTTGTTACTAAGTTAGATTCTAAATCTTTAGTTATACCTTTAAATGAAATTTCTAGAGCCTCGCCAAAACCTTTAACAGAGTTAATGACCCCTGCTTTACTAAAGTTTAAAAAAACTTCTGTTAAACTTGAAAGCGTAGCAAAGCCTAGCATCCCTATACGGTTAACAAATCCGTAAGTATCTACACCATTTTGAAGCCCCTTTCCATAACGCTCCATCCCTTCTCCGGTAGCTGTTTTATAAAGCAAGTTTATTCTCTCTATATCTGTACCTTTTAATTTTTCTCCCTTAGCCTCAAGCTCTGTTTCTATACGGTTTGTCCACAGCTTTTGAAAATCTGCTAAAGTGTTAACGCCTAAGACTCTGTGCTTAGCGATAGATTTACCTGCTTGAAAAGTGTAAGCGTGTAACGATCCTAAAACATCGTCGTTTAAAAACTCTTGAAAGTCTGCATCGTTTTCAAGGTTATTTAACTTTCTTTTAGCAGAAAAGAAATGACCACCGGAACCGCCAGAATCTATTTGATCTTTAATATTTAACATGTCTTGAACAGTTTGTTTTCCTGTGCCACCGGCATAGCCACCTTTACTTTCTAAAAGCTGTGCAAGTTTTTCGGGGTTAGCCTCAATAGCTTTTCTGTCCCACATACGAGGAATGTAGTTAGGAACAAGTTTGTCAATAACACCTATTTCTTGTAGACTGTTGCCCATTGTTTTATATAACTCTCTAATTTCACCGGCTGCTGTGTTGATTGCTGTAGCAGTGTTGCCATCTAAATTTTTAGATGAAGCAGCCCTGTTGCCTCTAAGTGAAAGCATGAGAAGTTTATTTACGTCTTCAGCTAGAGTACCTTTAGCAGAGTGTAAAGAAATATCTTCTACAATAGCCCGGAACCTGTCGCTAAAACCTCCGGTAACTTCGCGTTGTACTTCGCCCAAGTCTTGACCGACAACTTTTTGTTGAGGCGTTAAAAATTTCCATTCGACTCCAAATTCGTTGCTTAATGATTGCTGTAGTACTTTTGCAGTTGCTGACTTTGCAGTATACGGCGAAAGAACTCCGGCAGCTTTTCCAAATAAATTACCAGTAGTGTTTGAGAAAGCTTTAAACAAAGCTAGTTTTGTTTTATTTCTAACGCCTTCAGTTGTTACTTCTTGTGAAATAGCAAGGCGAATAGCGTCTTTAATTTCTTCTTTTGTTTTCTCTCCTCCTCCTATGTCAGTTGAAAACTTCCCAATATCAAGAGTTTCAATGTCTCCACCGTCATCTAGCTTTTTAATTATTTGTTCGGCGCTTTTAGGAAGATCAGCTTTATCAAACATTTCAGAAGTGGGAGGTACTTCATCAGAATAATCAATGCCTTTTGAAAAATACTTACCGCCTATTCGGGCGGCTCCATGTAATCCTACTCCAAACAGTGAAGTTATTGCTGCGTCTTTAGCCACTTCAGTTAAGTCAATTTCTGTTCTTCCTGCTCCTACAGCTATCTCCATGTCTTGAAGAGCTAAGCTGTCTGCACCACCCCAAGTTCCAGCTACAATTGCTGTGGAAGTAAGGGGGTTTCTAGATGCAGTAGCTGCTGAAGCTTTTATAGCTGTCTTTAAAATTTCTGAACCTGCTTTCCTTCTAGCTATGTCTGCCGGAATAGATCTGCCTCTGCTAAACAAAGCTGCTGCTACTGATCCTAATGACTCTGCGTTAAAAACTGCGTCTATGCCATAATCTTGTATAGCTCCAACAGTTTCTCCTACACTTGATATAGAGGAATTTTCCCAACGGGTCTGCATTAAACGATAAGCAGTTTTAACTTCTTCTGGCGCATCTTTTAAAATATTAGCTTTTATAACTTTAGTGCCTATACGAAACGCATCGTCACGCATAAACTCAGCTATATCTGTCTGCTCACCTGCGGTCGCCGGATCAAAAAGTACAGAACCTATCTCACGGTTTTCTGCAAGATGGCTCGTAACAATTTCAAAAGCATTAAGAACTTCTGAGTCGTTTGTAAAGTCTGTAACACTATAGTCAGGATTGTCTGGTTTATAAACATGTTCTCTATCTGAGTGCCAATCCATATTATATTTTACTGTGCCATCAGCATTAGAAACGGCAGACTCAGGAAGTTCTATTTCACCAGCGTTATAACTATTTACATACTCTTGGTAATTTTGTGGCATTACTTATAAGACTCCCATTCTTTCAGCTTTTTCTAAGTACCCTTTTCCTTCTTTTGTAAGCGTAGATCTATCTCCATTAAACTTATCGGCAGCTCCCGGCCCTTGGTTATAAGCAAGGAATACTTTTTCTAAGTCTCCTTCATATCTTTTGCTCATAGCGTTTAAATAAGACACACTAAAGGCCGCATTAATTTCAGGAATTTGCAATAATCTAACTACTTCTTTTCCGGCTTCCCCTGTAATAATAAATTTAGTCTTCTGTTTACTAAGCTTAGATGCTTGTCCAGACGCTTGTATTTGTAAAACACTATCAAAAGCTATTCCAAGTCTTGCGGCTATAGTAAAGACATTTTCTACTTTATGTCCCGGTTGAACGGCTGTAGCTGTTTTAACTTGTCCAATACCGTGAGCGTCATGCCCGCTATCTTGAACAGCACGAACAGAAATAGGATCACTTGCATTAGTTTCAATGTTAAAGACTGCGTTAACTACTTCTGGAGAAACTGAAAAAGAACCTGTTTTTTGTCCTGCACCTGATAATGCAGTTGATATTAAACTAGTTACTTCGGGTGTTGAATATGGCTTTGGAGTTGTGTCTGTCTCTGGGCGGTTTAACAATGAAGGGCGTGGTCTTTTTATACTCTCCACGTATTCCTTTAGTTCTTTAGCTGTCTTTCCTCCTTCTGTATCAAGAGTTTCGGCAACTATTCCAGCCCCAAGAAGACCAGCGGCAGCTATTTTTCTAGTTGAAAACGGAGCCGCTGCTTCTGCTGCTTCTCTAACTATTGTAGTTTCTGCTGTGGCGCCTCCTTGTGTCCTAAGATATTCTTGGGCTTCTTTTGATAAAGGCTTTCCTTTTTCAGAAAAACCTTTATATTTAGAAGCGGGTGTTGCTATAATTTCTCCTGTTTTAGTAGTAGTAGTAGATCGGA